GTCGTCTGGGCGACGCTGAACTCGGTCGCGAAAGTGGGGTCGAACGGCTGCACGCTCATGTTGCCTCTCCCGGCACGACACCCACGCAAGCTCGCGGGCGACCAGGCGCGCCGTCTCCAACTCGTTCATGTGCTGACGCGGGTGAACGTCGATGCTGATCGGAGCGCCCGAGCCGGGAGCCACGACCACCTCGCCCAGGACGCCCGGCGTCCGCACCTGGGGCATCGTCGGCACCGACACCAGCCGGCGCATGGCCCGACGCACCTTGTGCTGCTCGGACTCCATCCCCTTGACCATCCCGCGCGGGATCTCCCGAGCCGCGTCAGCGAACACCTGGGACGGGGACTTGATGCCGAGCTGCTTCTTCCACTCCGCGAGCATCGACCTTGCGATCTTCGCCAGCGACTCGCGGATCTTCCCCTCCTGCGACTCCATCCCGGCCTTGAAGCCCAGCGCGGCCTGCTGGCCGTTCTCGGCCCACGCCGCAGCCGCACCCTGGTCGCCGACCGCCTCGACCGACTTCTCGAACCCGGCGATCGCGGAGTTGAACTCGTTGATCGCGCCCGTGCCGCCCGACACCAGCCGCTGCGTGAACTTCGCCGCCTGCGTCGGGTCCATCGCCGCGATGCGCTGGATGGCCTTGTCCGACAGTCCCGCCTGCCGCAGCCGGGTCAAGTCGTTGGCGTACTGCGTCATCGACGCGGTCTGCTTGCGGAGCGAGCGGGACAGCGACGCCGGGTTCGCCGTGCGGTTCCAGTCGATGCTGGAGCCGACCGCGTCCATCAGTTGCTGCTTGAGTTGCTTGCCCTTCTCGATGCGGTCGAGCTGGTTGGCGTAGCGCGTGACCTCGGCGATCCGGGCCGTGAGCTGCTTGCCCAGCGAACTCTTCACGCCCACGGACAGCCCGGAGTCGTTGATCGCGTCGCGCAGGCCCTGCGCCCACTGCTTGACCCCGTCCGGGCTGATGTCGCGCAGCGACTTGTAGTCCAGCGCGGACTGCACCGGCTCGAAGGCCTCCTTGAGCTTCTCCTGCTGGTACATGACCCTCAGCGCGTCGCGGGTCTGCTCGGCGAGCTTCCGCAACTTCGCCGGGATCTGGTTGCGGTCGATGCGCCGCTCGATGTCCTTGATCGACGCCAGGATCGACTCCGACCCCGTGCCGGCCGAATCCTCGGCGATGTCGCGAAGCTCCCAGCGGCCCTCGTCGAGAGCGCGCTGCCGGTCCAGCACCCGCTGCCGCTTGTCGATCGCGCGCTGGCGCATCTCGGCGTTGCGCTGCAGCTTGCGGTTCTGCCAGCCCTCGTTGTCGAGGTTCTTCTGCTCCTTGTTGAGCACCTTGCGCCGGCGGTCGATGCGGTCCTGCTCGGCCTTCTGCTGCTTGTTGGGCTTGCCCTTGGCCTTGCCCTTGTTGTTGTCGATGTCGCGGTCCAGGCGCTCCTGCTGGCGGTCCAGCAGCGCCAGCTTCTTGTCGAGCTTGCGCTGCGCCTTCTCCAGCACCCAGGACGAGTCCTCGACCTTGTGCGCCTGGCGGGTCAGTGCCCACGACGCGTTGTCCAGGCCCTCCTGGGTCATCTTCGGGATGCCGCGCAGGTTCGCCGTGATCTTGCGGGCCGACTTCTGGAACTTGTCGGACGCCTTCTCGGCGCGGTTGAAGATCTTCTCAGTGGACTTGATCCACTTGCTCAGCTCCTTGTCGGCGACCTCCTCGCCGCCCTTGTCCTTGCCCTTGCCCATGTACTTCTTGACGCCGCGCGAGACACCCATCTGGAAGCCCTCGACGGTGCCGTCGCCGACCTTCATCATCTCCCGCGACGGGGAGTTGATCCCGAGCGTGGCCTTCGCCCCGGCCAGGGCCGCAGCCGCGATCGCCGCGCCGGCCGCGTAGGCCTGAGCCGCAGCGAGGGCCACACCGGACGCGAACGACGCGCCCGCGTTCGCCCCGGCCGCGCCCATGCCGCCACTGGCCGTGCTCGACCCTTCGACGCCCGCGTTCGCGATCGCCTGCCCTGCGGACTGGGACTCGCCGGTCGTGCCCTCGAGGCCCTGGGCGAAGTTGCTGCCCAACTTGGTGCCCGACTCCGCGCCCTTCTCGGCAGCCGCGTCCAGCGAGGACGTGTCGACCTCTGGGGCCTTGATCTTCGGCATCGTGATCTTCGGCAGCTTCGGCTTCTTCGGGGGCGCGATCTGCGAGGGGATCGTGACCTTGCCGCCGAACTTCGCGCCGATGCCAGCCTGCCCGGACCCGCTGAGGATCCCCTTGCCCGTGCCAGGCTTCAGCGTCGGCACCACCGGGATGTTGAACCGCGACCCGGCCCCGGCAGCCAGCAGCGCGCGCAGGTTGGCCCTGAACGTCGCGATCTGGCCCGGCTGGATCCCGAGCTGGATGTACTGCTTCTTGTTCAGGCCCAGCAGTTGGCTGACCGCGCCCGGCGAGAACCGCATCAGCGCCTGCGGGTCAATCTTCGCGCCGACCAGAACCTCGACGGCCTTCTGGTTGCCCGTCCACTGCTGGAAGTAGCTCTGCAGCCGGGTCATCTCGGACGTGACCCGCTCGGTCTGGACATCCACGCCCATCGAGATGTCCGCGTACTGCGCGTACCGGATCAGCTCCTCGATCTTGGCGCGGGCAGCCGGAACCTTCGACGTGTCGATGTTCAGCGCCAGCGCGAGATCCTTGCGGGTCAGGCCCTGCAACTTCTGCAACTCGGGCAGCGCGGTCGAGATGTTGGACAGCCCGGACAGGTCGATGCCGAACTTCATGGCCTTGCCCGCGCCGGCCACCCGGCTCGCCAGGTTCGTGAGCTGGCCCTCGAGCTTCGCCGCCTTCATCTCCACTTCGACCGGGATCGTCACCTCACCCGTGAGCTGGCTCTGGTCGACGAAGCGCACCGCTTCGTACAGGCTGTTCTTCAGCGCCTCGGGATCCTGCTGGATCAGGCGCGCCTCTTCCGGGTGCTGCTCCAGCCACGCGATCGCCTTGCCGACCGACGCTGAGTTGCCGCGCTTCATCCCCTCGACATCAAGCTCGGGGAACCACTTCGGGAAGTCGAACGACTCCATCGCCGTCGCCAGGGTCCGGCCCATCGCCGTGACCTGGGCCTGCGCCTCGGACAGGTTCTGCCGGTCAACCTGCTCGCCCTCACCCGTGGCGCGGAGCATCCCGTCGCTGATCATGCGGTGCAGCGCGCCGAGTTCCGACACGGCCTCTCCAGCAGGCCCCAGCACCTTGCCCCAGAACTTGCTCATGACCTGCATCGAGCCGGTCGCGGCCTTCGCGGTGTTGTAGAAGCCGTCGGTGACATCGGCCAGGACCGGGGCCAGCGAACCCAGGCTCGCCCCGAGATCCTCGATGATCGCGCCGAAGCGCGGGCCGAGCTTGGACAGCAACGGCGTGAACGCGCCTCCGATCTCGTCGATCGCCTGCTTCAGCGCCGGGACGGCGTTCTTCGCGAAGCCCTCGAGGCCCGCGCCCAGGTTTGCGCCGATGTCGACCGAGAACCCCGACAGCGTCGGCTTCAGCTCGCGCAGCGTGCGCGACAGCCCGGACAGCGCCGGGAGCATCGCCATGGACATCCGCGACTTCAGCGCGTCCTGCAGGTTGGCGACCGTGCCGGCGAAGGTCAGCGCCTGCCGCGCCATCGACCCGCCGAACGTGGAGCGGATCTGGTCGCGCAGCACCCGCAGCGCGAACCCGGCCTTGATCGCCCCGGCCTCGGCGCGCTTCATCACCTCGGCCTGGGTGATCGTCTTGCCCTCGGCCTCCGACATCGCCTTCGCCAGCGCCTTCCACGCCGGGACGCCCGCCTCTGTGAGCTGCCGGGCCTCGTCAGCACGGAACGTGCCGCGGGCCTTGATCTGGCCGAACGCCATCACCAGGCGCTGGATGCCGTCCGTGCCCAGGCCCAGCGCCGTCGAGGCGTCGCCCAGGTCACGCAGCAGCGGCAGCGTCTCCTTCGCGGAGAACCCGTAGGCCATGATCTGGCGCGACGCGGACGCCACCTGATTCAGGTCGAACGGCGTCTCCTGGGCGAACTTCAGGCTCTTGCCCAGGAACTCGCTGGCCTTGCCGGCGTCGCCCAGCATCGTCGTCAGCGCGAACTGGGTCTGCTCCAGTTGCCCGGCCTCGTTCAGTGCGAACTGGGCGAGCTGGCCGTAGGCCTGCATCCCGGCAGCAGCCGCCTGCGCGCCCTGCGCCACCACGAACAGCCCGGCCCCGACAGCCGCGACCGCACCCGCAGCGGCAGCCATCTTCGGCGTCGTCGCCGACAGGCCCAGGATCCCCGACAACGGCCCGGTGCCGAGCTGCGGCAGCATGATCGTCGACATCGACGCCATGTTCGCCAGCGTCTGCGACCGGCGAGCCCGCACCGCGTCGGCTTCGGCCTGCTGCCGCTTCATGTTGTCGACCTGGGCGCGGATGTTGCGCGCCATGGTCTGCGCCATCAGCGACCCGGTGCCGAAGCCCTTCCACGTCGAAGAGTCGGACGTGGCAGAGTCCACGGCACCCTGAATCGACCGGGTCATGCTGCGCTGCATGATCGGGTTCAGGTTGGGGAAGAATGATTGCTTGAGGCCAGTCCCGAGAGAGCGGGTGACCGTGTTGGCGCTGGTGCGGCCCAGGACTGCAGCCTGACGCTGCACGGGCTTCGATGCGCGCTGAAGAGAGCTGGTGAGGGCCTTGGTCGCGGAGTGCTTCAGGCCGTCGCCGAGGTCGGAGTCGTATCCGCCCACGACGGTGCGGGCCATGCGACGGCCCATCTTGTCCATCGACGCGAGGGGGAGCTGGTTCTCCAGCTTGGTCTGGAAGTCGCGAGCGTCGGGGATGACATCGACAGTGACCATGCCGACTGAACTCACTGCGACTCCTCCTCTCGCGGTGGACCGATGCGCTGCAAGATCTCGCGCTTCTGCTCAGGGGTGAGCGGGGACTCCTTGGCCCCGATGCGCTGGACGCTGTCGTCCTTGACGCCGGGCCGGCGGATCGGCTTCGGCCGCGACCCTTGACCGCCTCCGCGCTGCCAGTTGGCGGCGGACAGCAAGTCGGCCACCAGCGCCAGCAAGTGGTGCTCCAGCCGCCAGGCCCTGGCCTCGTCTTCCTCGGTCATCTCGACCGGGGGCGCGTCGCGCGCCAGGGCGCGACCGAACGCCGAATCGGACGGCAGGCCCTCGATCAGGACGCCGAGCCGGCGGTACGACAGCCCTCGTCCCAGCCTGCGAAGGTCGACGCGGTACTCGCGCAGCAGATCGGCCTCGATCGTGGCGCAGTACCCGACCAGCAGCCGGGCGAGGGCGGCTATTCCCCCGGACTCGCAGCCTCGTCGCTGGCGCGGCTCCACGCGTCGAGGAAGACCTCCAGCTCGGTCTTGTCCGTGCCGGGGATCGCCAGGCCTCGGGGCATGGGGAACTTCTTGTACACGGCCGGGCCGAGCGCGTCCTCGAGGATGGACAGCACCCCGTCGAGGGTGCCCAACTGGGTGAGCGCCCGTGGGTCGACGGCGCTGACCGGTTTGATGAGCCAGTCCTTGCCGCGCCAGCGCAGCGAGATCTTGTCGGGCTCCACGAAGCCCATCTCGACCAGCAGCGCGTCGATGTCGCGCGGGTCGGGCTGCGGGGCTGTCTGCTCGACGACCTCGGCTCCGATATCGGGGTCGGGCATGGTGCGATACCTCCAGTGCGGTGCGGTGGGTGGTGCGGACAGAGGTAGCCCCCTGGCCCATCCCGCACCGGACGGGCCAGGGGACAACTAGGTCAGGACAGGGCTGCGTCCCAGAAGTGGCTGATCTTGACGCCGGACACCTCGTAGGCCGTCAGCGTCACGTCCAGCTTCACCGTCTCCTCGCTGGTGATCTGGATGTCGCCCCGCTCGGTGACCTCGCACTCGGGCAGGTACAGACGCCAGATCTTCGTGCCGTCGATCACGTCGATCACGACGCTGACCGACGCCGCGAGCGCGCCGCCCTCGTTGAGGGCCTGGTTGCCGGACTCCAGAGCCTTCTTGTAGAACAACTCCAACGCGGCCTTGTTGCGCGACTCGATCATCGCGAACTGGACGGTCGTGTCCGACTGCGTGATCGTCTTGCGGACCACGGACGAACGCTGCCACGCCTTCAGCTCGGTCGTGTCGTCGTTGTGCGCGACGGTGATGCCACCGCTGTCGAGATAGCCCACCTCTTTGAACGCGGCGTTCAGGGTGCTGGTCGCACTGGTCGGGGCTGCCGTCGCGAGCGGGGCGACGTAGACAGCGCCCTCGTAGCCGACGCCCACCTTGGAAGCGGTCTGAGCCATGAGAGGCTCCTCCTTCGAGTTGATGACATGGGCCAGCCAGGGCAGGGCAGCCCGAGGGGGTGTGTTGGTGCGGTGCCCGAGCCGTGCGACTCGGGGTGATCAGTGAGGGCTGGTAGTCAGCCCTGGGGCGGCGTGCCGCGTACCTTGAAGCGCATGCCGAAGCGGTAGAACAGCTCCTCGTTCGCCTCGTCCAGCAGCCTCATCGGCCCCGCCACGTCTTCGACGTGGACGAGCTGGGCGATGCTCTTCGGCGCGGACCACAGCAGGCCTCGCGCGCTCTGTGCGATGTCGTAGGCGTCGTCGTAGTCCTCGCCGCGGGCCTCGAAGATCAGGTACGTCAGGTCGAACAGCCGGTCGCGGCGACCCCCGGAGCGGTCGATCAGCAGCGAGCGCGACCCACGGTCATGCCGCCTCAGGTCGGTGACGACGGCAACGTCGTCGAGCAGGTTCGAGCCGCGCAGGTAGTAGGCCAGGTCGGCCATGATGTCGCCGAACACCAGCACCTGGGGCCAGCCGAACGGCATCACGCACCGCCCAGCGCGCGCATCATCACGCCGTACTTCGACTCGACGAGGTCGGCGTGGTCAGTGCCGGCCGACACCGTCGCGATCACGCGCGGCCCAGCGCCGTACCAGACCTCGACCTCGCTGCTCACCGCGATGCTCGACTCGTAGGCCCCGGTGTCGATCGGGGCGATCGAGCGCGCCGTCGCGGCGATGTTGCCGGCGATCCCCTCGACCGTCTCGGTCATCGCGCCACCGGTCATCACGTCGGTCATGAAGGGGGGCGGGTAGGCCTCGTACCGGGCCATCAGCCGACTCCCTCCCAGACATCGATCTCGAGGTGGTGCGCCTCGCCGGTCAGCAGCGAGTACACGACCCGTGGCTGGCCCCGGACCTCCAGCACCTTGTCGTCCCAGGACAGCCGCGACTTGCGCGACACGTCCGCGTCGGGATGCATGTAGACCCGGTAGCGTGCCCGAGCGGCCTCCCGGCCCTCCTCGGCGAACTCCGTGCCCGTCAGGCCCTGGACAGCAGCCGGGAAGTTGCCGACCTCGACCGGGTTGTCCCAGTCGTCCGTCTGCGCCCCCGACCGCGAAGTCTTCACGCCCGGCTCGCGGACGATGATCCGCTCGGGCAGCACCCGGAAGATCGCGGACATGTCAGCCCCTCGGGTACAGCGACAGCACCGTGGTCGGCTCGGTCGGAACCGACACGATGCCGCCGCTCGGGCACCCGGCAGCCGCACCGATGATGCGCTGCTCGACGCCCGTGATGAGATCTCCAGGCCCGGTCACCGTTCCGGCCCAGGTCTGGGAGAACTCCCCCATCTGCACTGTGCGGATGCCCTCGGGGTTCCCGGCGACACGCGTCAGCACGCTGCCCAGAACGGCCTGTACCCGTTCCGGCAGATCAGTCGGGACTTCCCACTCGCTCTGCTTGCACGGGGCGTACTGCATGACGTGGACGAACGCCTCGTCAATCGTCGCCGACACCCACTCGGGCTCGACACTCTTGCCCGACCGGATCGTCAACAGGTCGGCGAGCGGGCTGAAGTCCGGCGTGATGTCGTAGGCGGCGTCGAAGGCGTCGGACCAGACCGACATCTCAGCGCCCGCCCAGCTCCACGGCCAGGACGTTGACGGTCTGCGTGCCCGAGGCGATCACCGCGTACAGCGGGACGTTCGCCCGGACATCCAGGCCGACCTCCTTGCCAGCCGCCAGCTCGTAGCCGTAGTCCGTGGTGGACACCGACGGCCCGCCCAGGAACACCGACACCGCCGACGGGTTCTGGACGGCGACCGACACGACGCTCTCGTCGTCGTCAGCCAGCACCTGAAGGGCCGTCGCCGTGGTGCCGACCGACACCCGCTTGTGGCGGATCGCCATCGCTGTCTCCTCCTAGGTCAGGATGTTGGTCGGAGGAGCGGCACCCGAGGGTGAGAGTGCCGCCCCTCCCAGGTGGGCGAAGCGTCAGACCGCCAGGCCGGCGATCACGCCGTGCGCGGCCTCGTTGCCGTACTTCAGGCCCACCTCGCCGTAGAGCTGCACGTCGTCGCTCGCACCGGTACGTGCCAGCGGCTCCGCGAAGAAGTGACCCTTCGAGGGCACCTCGAGGAACACCGGCATCAGCTCGTCGAGGCTCGCGACGATGACCTTGTGCTGCGGGACCAGCCGGTTCAGCATCACGTTCAACACGCCGAAGTTCGTCTCGACCGTGGTGACGTTCACGCCACCGACGGAGCGAGACGTCTCGACGAACTTCCCGTACGCGTTCGCGTACGCCTTGCTCAAGGCGCGCTTCTGCGAGGAGTTCAGGATCAGGGTGGCCGTCTCCTGCACGCCGATGCCGCCGTTGTCGTACACGCTCTGCAGCAGACCCTCGAGGTCTTCGACGCCGAGCGCGGTCGACTTCGTCACCGTGGCGGTGCCGTCGCCGGTCGCCAGGTCGATCGCCGTGCCGCCCTTCGTCGCGGCCAGCTTGAACGTGTTGGTGGTGGAGGCCACGACGTAGTACGGGGTGTCGTTCGACACGCCGGTCGTGGTCGCGAGGGACGACAGCACCACCTGATCGCCGTTCGACAGGCCGTGGCTGTTGCTGGTCACCGTGTCCGCCGAGGCCGACAGGGCCAGGCCGGTGCCCACCACCGTGCCGGCGTCCTTGCTGTTGGACGAGATCGCCGCCAGCAGGCCACGCGTCTGCCGCGCGGTGCTGTTGTTGGAGGGCTTGACGTAGGCCCCCTTGACGAAGGAGTGCTCCACGTCCCGCGCCATCTGGCGCAGCATGATCTCGACCTGCCAGTCCAGCTCGCTGGTGATCGGGTTGGACAGGTCGTTGTTCGACCCGGCCTTCAGCCCGAACGCCGCCTGCTTGGTGTAGCTGACGGTCACGCGCTCCTGATGGATCTGCACGACGTTGGTCACGTTCGCGCGCACCCGAGACTCGGCGGTCGGGGCCGCGGCACCCTCCACGCGGGTGGACTGGGCCGGTGCCCGGAGGTCGTAGGTTTCCCACTCGAACTCGGTGGACGTGGTCTGGCCCCCGCCAGTCAGCCCGCCGATCGCGGACAGAAGCGGCGTCTCGGAGGGGGTGAGGGCGATGAGTTCCCCCGTGTAGTTGGGCAGGTTGTAGGTGGTGCCCAGCCCGGTGATCCCGGCCATTGGTTGTTCTCCCTAATGGGTTGTCAGGTGGTCTTCCGCGCCAGGTCCATGAGTGCGCGGTTCTTGAGCGCCAGAGACGCCTTGAAGTCGCCCTTGGCTTGGGCGGCGGCGATCTGCTGGGCGACGGTGTCGCCACCATCGGTGATCCCAGCACCCGTGTCCTTCGGGTCCGGCTTGTGCTTCGGGGCGAAGCTGCGCTTGATCGCGGCCAGCAGCACGTCGGCATGCTCGGCCATCTCTTCGCGCGTGGAACCCGCCAGCGTTGCGGCCAGCTCGGGCTCCAGCCCCTTCTCAGCAGCCACCTCGGAACGCAGGATGGCCTGGGCCTGATCGTGAACCTGCTTGGACAGCTCCGCGATCTTCTCCTGCGCCTTCTCAGCCTCGGTCTTCTGGGACGCCTGGTACTCGTCGAACTCCTTGGCCTTCTGAGCGTTGCTCTTCGCGGCCTGCTCGTTCTTGCGAGCCAGCGCCTTCCACTTCGCGACCTCGGTCGCCAGGTCCGTTTCGGACGGGGCGGGGGGATCGGGCTGCTCGGGCTGCTGCTGATCCTCGACGGTGTCAGTGCCCTCGGGCTGGGCCGGGGGGTCAGGCTGAGGTGCGGTGGTCGTCGTGATCTTTGACATGTGGGCATCTCCCATTTCGGGTGACGGTCGCCCCGTTTCGGGGCTACCCACTCCTGACTGGAGCGGGAAGTTCTAGGCGGCTGCGACGAACGCCGACCGGGGCAGGAACTCCATGTCCGGCGGTCGCAGCTCGGGGCGGTTGTAGTACATCGGGGCGTTGGCCGCGCGGTCGCGCTCCCACACCCGCCCGGTGTTGGCGAAGCGCACGCGGATCGCCTTCATGTCGCTGGGGTCGATCGCGGTCGTCTTCTTCTGCCGGTCGTCGACCACGACCTGCACGGTGCAGCGGCAGTTCGCGTGGTAGCGCTCGCCGCTCTTGTCGTAGCGTGCGGAACGCTCCGAGGTGTAGACCGCGCCGCGCCCCGCCAGTGACAGGCAGAACGCACAGGCACCTGGCCCCGGCACCCGACGCCAAGCGCGGAACGCCGAGGTCGAGTACGACTCCACAGCCCGGATCGGCACCGTCCTTCCCACCAGCGGGATCTCGGTGCGGATCAGGGTCGCGGCCCGCGCCTGCGACACCAGCAGCGCGTCGCGGGGCGACGTGCCCTGCTTGATCAGCGCCTTCACGCCAGCCGAGGCGCGACTGTTCAGCGTCGCGATCGGCGTGCCCGAAGCGGCCCGGTCAGCGCCGGCCAGCCACGGCGACACGTCGAAGCCCGGCGTGCTCGACGGCTTGCCGATGCCGTAGCGCAACTCGTTGTGCCCGAAGTCGACCCCGTAGACCGTGGCCTTCTGGGCCATGTAGGCCCACGCCTGCAGCGCCGCCTGGCGCTTGCCGATGATCAGCGCGGTCGTCAACGTCGGCAGCATCTTCGCGAACGACCCGTCGAGGTCGTCCTCGTCCAGCGACGAGTACAGCAGTTGCGTCAGCCTCGTCGCCCAGTTCGTCGTGCGGATGACGTTGCGCCGGTACTGCGCGTCGAGCTGGGCCTCAAGTTGCTGGCGCGTCAGGGGCATCGTCGTTGCTCGCAGCCGGATCGTTCTCGATGCCGTTCACCCCGAACGCCGCGGCCTGAGCCTTCGCCTCCTGGGCCTTCTGCTTCTCGACCGCCTTCATGACCCGCTCGATCTCGTTCGGCGTCAGCGACAGCCGCTCCAGCAGGTACTCCAGTGGCACGCCCATCGAGTGCAGCTTCAGGGCCGCGTCCACGCGCTGGGCCTCCGAGCGCAGCTCTTGGTTCGCCCAGATCACCTCGGCGCTGTCGTCGATCTCGCGGCCGACCATCCGGCCACCGATCCGCATCGCCTTCTCCCCGGCCTCGCCCCACAGCAGTTGCCGTTCGCCGACCCTGGACTCCAGTGCCGCCTCGAGGGCGGTCAGCGCCTCGGCGCTGATGTTCGAGATCGAGCTGCCCGGCAGGTAGTGCGGCGGCGTGCGCGTGATCAGCGCGACCGCCTGGATGTCCTCCTGCACGGCCTTGAGCAGCCCGGTCAGGTCGGCCTGCGTGAACTCGCCGAACTTCACGTCCGGGTTGTCGCCGATCAGCATCCGGTCGGCACCCGTCTTGAACGGGTTGAGCGGCTTGCCCTCCTCATCGCGGTCTACCACGATGCCGGACGCCCAGCGCTGCCGCCAGGCCTGACTGCGCTGCAGCAGCAGCCGGTCGAACACCGTCTGGTGGATGCGGCGCTGGACCGGCATCACCGGCTCGATCTCGCTGCTGGAGCGGCCCAGGCTGTCGAGCTGATTCGGGAACCGCACCATCGGGCACTCGCCCGCAGCGTGCTCGGTCACCGTCTCGATCCGCCAGCGCGTCCCCCGACCGCCGCGCACGTAGGAGATGATCGCGTCCTCGGTGTACTCCCAGGCGCGGTCGTTGACCATCTTCGCCGCCCGGAGCACCCGCATCGGGTCGAACGGGTCCAGCTCGAAGGCCACCCGCAGCGGTGACTGCGGTGCGAACTTCGGCTCGTCGCCGTCCGGCGACACCAGCACGAACCCGTCCCGCAGCCCAGCCGCATCGCGGTGGATGAGCACCTGGCGTTGATCGAGGTGCGACTTCTGCCACCAGCTCCAGACCTGCTCGTCGCTCTCCGACTCCTTGGGGCCAGCCCGGAAGCCGACCACCTTCAGGCGGTCGACCATCGCGTCCACGACCAGCGGCAGGACGTTCAGGTCAGAGCGAGTGATCAGCTCGTTGTACTCCGCGGCCAGGATGTCCGCGTCCTCGCTCGGGAGGTAGGGCGGGGGCCACTTGTTGTGCAGCCCGTCGTCGTACTCCGAGATCTCGTTCCACCGGGCGCGGTTCGCGCCCAGGAGATCGTCGAGGTCTTCAGCAGACACGCCTGACCCCTCCAGATGGGACGATCAACGAGAAACGGCACCCAGACCGGGTGCCGTCGGATCGAGGGTCATCCCCTCGATGGGGTTTGATGGCATACTTCGCCAACTCCAGAATATGGGCGCTATTTGGCGCTGTCAAATTCTAGAAGGCGTAGGCGTGTCCGCCGGCCGACTTGCGCTTGCCGAGCGCGCCCGTCGCCACAACGTCCCAGCGAGCCAGAGATGCCCCAACAGCGCACACAGCAAGATCAATCTTTCGACTACTGTCGCGGGACTCCTTGCGGATCGAGTACCCATAGCGGTTCATCCACCTCTTGGCGTTCGCCATGTGCTGGGCCAGGGCGACGTTGCCGTCGTGCCTGATCGCCTTGCCGCGCACCAGAGCCTCGAACCGCTCGACCGCCTTGCTCCACTCCTGCAGCCGGGTCCGCATGTCCCAGGCCACCGAGTGGGACTTCTTGCCCTGCTCGCTGTTCGTGGCCGACACCAGCAACTGGGAGCCGTAAGTGTCGCGCCAGGTGTCCACGTAGGACTCCCAGAAGCGCACGTCGGAGTAGAACGCGACCACGTCGTACAGCGCGAAGGCGTCCGCCACCCGGCCGTTCACCTTGTCCCGGTCGATGTGGCCGTCCGGCTCGTCGGCCGGGTTCCAGTGGCCCAGCACCTGAAGCAGCCCGTCATCCACTCGGCAGCCGACCAGCGCGGTGTGGTCGTCGGAGTGGCTCCCGTCAAAGAACATCGTGATCGTGTCGCCAGCTTCGAAGCGGTCGTTGACCTTGCACACGCCCCACTCGGCCGGCGACAGGTACGCGTCGTCGGCTGCGACCACCTTGTTCAGGTAGAAGCGCATCGACATGCTGGGCGGCGTCGCCGGGTCCATGATCT